TGCATATCTAGCATGTCGCTAAGCAACAAATCATCCGCAGACTGAACAATAGACTCATCGAATCCCCGAGCTTCTACCTCAGCGACCAACGTATCCTTAGTCGGAATAGAAACTACCCAAGTGTTGGCCGCATACTGGTCGACCTCGACGGTATACCCCTTATTCATGTATTCCAGGACTGTAAAGGCTTGGTCGGGGTCCAGCTTGGAGAACCGGATACGCCGGATGAAGTACCGGCTAAATATTGGGTGGATACCCTCAGAGACTCCGGCGAGCTTCGCAATGGTGCCTGTAGGGGCCACTGTGCGAAGTTTTACCGGAACCGGGATACGAAGCTCCCTACAGAACTTCTGAGCCGCGTAATCGACCGTACGCGACAAGTCCTCTAGGTCATAATCAAAAAAACTGTCGGGCGCATCCGAGTACCCAATACCCGACATCGCGAGATACGAAGCCACCCCGAGATGCCCTACGCCAATACGCCGGTTACGGTCAAGGACTTCCCTCGACTTAGGATCACTCACCGGGGCGAACGTTGCACGGATAAGGAACCTAGTCATAAGTTCATGAGCTAGGTTCAATTCGCTGTAATCAACGTACCCATCTTCACCAATGAACGCAGCTAGGTTCACATGCCCCAGGTTGCAGGGCTCCCACGCTTCGAGGGTGATTTCCCCACAAGGATTAGTGCAGATAACCGGGTTAGGCTCATGCTCGTTGCTCAGCGAAGAATCCCAGAAACCCGGCTCACCGTTCCGAACCATCCCTTCGGAGATTGATTCCAATACCCTCTTGGCAAGTTCTACGTACTGAGGGTGTCGACCTTCACCGTTGATGCACTGCCAGAATCGTTCGTCCACCTCGACACTGATATTGGTTGTCCAGTGGCTACCGGTATCGGACTTGATCTGGATGAACTCCGCAATCTGCGGATCATCCCACACCATCATTGCCATACGCGCCGACCGGCGAACACCACCCGCAACCACGCACTGAGCAATAGCGTGGTCGATTTCCATAGCGGAGATACCGTCAAGCCGTTGCCCAACACGATTGCTGAACACGTCACCTACACGGATGAGCATATGAGCCAACGGCAGTGGACCACTAGCGGTACCGCCGAACGTCTTAAGCTTTGCCCCAGCCTGCCGGACCCGAGACACGTCGTACACCCGGTGGAAGTGCTCCACGTTCGGGCGGTAGAACGTGTCGATAAGGTCGACCAGGGCTGCGGCCCAGCCCTCGCGAGAATCCTCTACCGGGAAGGCACCCGACCACTCGGAGTCATACCGTTCCGAGAGAACCCCAGTGTTTTTCATAACCTGGTAGTCCGGGTGCGAAGGATCGCACACGATTTCTACCGAGTGCGGGTGCTGGATACGGTCGTAGTCCCCAAGGTGTTTGTTCGAGTAGTTGGCCCCTACTCCCCCACCTTCCATCAATCGCATAAACGTGAACTCGAAGTGATCGCTAGGAACCATGGTCCAACCGGACACCCAGCAATTAAACAAATGCTGTGCATTCTTGACTCCGGAAGCCCAGAGATGGCGTCCAGCCGGGATGATCTTAAGCTCGGTCATCATCTCGATAAGCTGGTCACGCTCGCCGGGGAGCTGGTGACGCTCGCTGACGAGCGCCAGGTTTCCATCAACCACCCGTTCCACTGTCTCCGGCCATGTTTCTTTCGTGCCGTCTGGCTTGGTCCGTGCGTAGGTTCGCTGGTAGACCAGCTCACCGGTCTCTGTCATTTTCACTTAGCCACCTTCAGGCACTTGTAACCGCCTCGGTTAGATTCACGTGCGTTAACCTCAAACACCTTCCCCGCGAACAAATCAGGCATGTCGGAAGGGAAAATGTCGAACTTTTCGCCGGTGTCTACATCACGAAAAACAACTTTTCGGCTGTACTGTCGATAGACAAACTCGTCAGAGATTTCAATTCTCCGAATCATTCCAATTACTCCGCTCGTTCGGATAAAGGTCCGGGAACACCGATGCCCGGTAACTGTGGACTCCCGGCATATCCCGGAAATCATCATCGAATATCGACCACACCGGATTAGGTGTCGGCTCATGGATTAGTTGGACATTAAGCCCATACGCCGGGATTTCCCCATAGAACACGTCCCGTGCCTCTGCGGAGGACATGACAGCGATAGCCATATCCGCTGTAGGGTCCGACGTCGCTCCCTTGCCTTTACGCTCCTCAGCCGGAACGGCGTTTTTCAGAGACGGACCATCACGGAACACCCAGTCACCACGGTTCAACCGGTTGACTTCGTCCGTGATAGCTCGGTGAGCGTCGGTCAACAGTTGCGCGTCAGCACCTTGTTCCGGAATGACTTCGTCTAGGTACCGCGAGCGCAAAGCTTCGGAATACGCCGCGTGGCGCACATCTAGTGCCTTCATAGCATCGGGCAACAAGTCGACTATCCGCCTGTTTGTTGACACACCTTTCAGCTCATCCTTAACCGACTCGATCGAATACGTCTCCTGATTAGCGGCCAAACGCTCGCTCTGACACATCTCGGAATACAACCGATTAATCTGTGGGGTGATCAGCGCCTTACGATGTGCAGCGTTCTCGCATGAGTCGAGCGCATACCTGAAGCCCTTAGCGGACAAGTAGTGACACACAAACTCTTGCACTACGTCGTCTATCTGATCTACGGATACGGCAGAGGACCAATTACGCTCATGGAGTCGTACGGCGATTCGGTGTACTTCATTCAATAGCTTTGTCGTAATCAAGCCCTGCCAACCTCCGTTCAAAATAGATCCAATACTCTTCATCGCTCATGTTGAGTACAGCTTGTTCCCGGTCGGAGAACTCCTCCGACACTGTCAAGTTCGACACCTAAAACCTCCACGTAAAACCGTCTACACGGAAGCTCCGGCCAATAATGGGAACAGCGATCGGAGACACGGTTTTACCGTCAACCTCCAAAATGCCGAATCCTCGCTGCCAGTTAGCCGTACCGCCCTTCAGGTATCCCGCCTTGGTCATATCCATCATGTTGCCTACCTCGAACCCGGTAAGCGTGGAAGTAACCTTTCCGGCGTACCCGGAGGTGTGCGAGATGATCCCCAGCCGGTGAGTGTGGCCCATGACAACGCTCGTGCCGAACTTACGAGCCGCACCCATAGCGGTGTTACCCGCAATCTGGTTGATACGGATACCGCCCTTGTGCCCGTGAGTGCTAACCCAGCCGGGGGCAACATCGTGGAACTCGGGAAGAGTCTTGATTCCGTACTGGTCAAAGTCACACAGCGAAGCCATGTCAAAGCTGTCCGTACCGCTCAGTGCGGGCGCGTACTTGTCCAAATACACCCGTGGGCGCTCATCGTGGTTGCCCTCGTGGAAGCCCACCGGCCCGTCGTAAGCGTCCCTCAGCGGGCCAAACAAGTCCCTCTTAGCTACCTCTACGTCTTTGTAGATACTCCCCTCGAACTCTCCTCGGGTGTCCTTGTTCCAGCGCGAAGGCTGGGGGAAGTCCAGAACATCTCCGATCATGACTACTTCGCTCGGCTGGTAGTCGCCGATAAAATCAATGAACGTCTTCAGGACCTTACGATCATGATACGGAATCTGGAGATCAGGCACTACCACGATACGTTTACTCATGCAATCACTTCCGTAAAGGGTCCAAACTCGGCGTCATCAACTTCGATTGGATCAGGCGACCTACGCCACTCCGACAGATAGCCGTACCCTTCGGAGTCTTTACCCTGGCGGTAGTGATAACGATCCGCGTTGTCTCGGTACCACTCGTCACCTTCTTTATCGGTGACTATCTTTCCGTCCGGAACATCGGCGAGACTGCGCCAAGTACGCGGATGCTTAGCCAACTGCTGTGTAATCTGCTTAGCTTCCTCATCCCTTGCCGCCTTATCGGCGGTTACGCGCAACTCAACCCGCTTAAGCTCGCGGTTGATATACCACTGAGCCTTGTACAGGTCTTCCAGTTCGTTGTCCGGGTTCTTCTTACCGGCACGAGCCAGATACTTAACCGCATTACCACGGTTGAAATTCAAATGCTCCGTGATGTCGATAACCTCAGAGCCGTTAGACCAGCCCTCGGCGTAGTGCGACGGGTGATTAATGTTGTCACTCATATTCTTGCATCTCCTCATACCCTTCGGCGTACTGTCGGCTGAACAAGTCTTCCTCGTAGTCGAAACCATCCGGGTCCGTCATCGGATTACTTCGATAAGATACGAACCGAACGGGACAAAAACCACTCGCGCATCCCCCGACCACCATTCATCCCGTGTGTTCAACTTACGCAGAGCGTCTATCTCAGACGCATACGGGACTGCGGCAATAATCGCGTTGTCGTAGTTCGACGCCGCTACAACCCAGACTCCGTCATTGTCTTCGGTCCATCCGTTCTCGGCAAGAAACTTGTGAAGCGAGCTAAGCCACTCGATACTCAGCCGGTAAAGAGTTTTGGGTCCAGGTTTCATCAGTCCATCACTTTCATAATCTTCTCAGCCAACTTCTCAATATCGAAGTCACCCTCATACCAGGTACCCGACCAGTACGATGCCTCTTTGATCAGCTCCCCATGAATGAACTGTGCAAGTAGTTCCTTGGTCATTAGTCCAACCAAAACCCTTCCACACCGTCTACGGTGCCTTTGTTCGGAGACTCAGCCTTGATAATCTCACGGAGCTTGGCCTGTGCCGGAGCGAGAAACCCGATAACGATGTCTCCGCCACGCTCACTCACTGGCCGGTAAATAACCGGGGTAGAACTGGCCCCGAGTTTTTCGATAACGAAACGCCTGGCTGTATTCGACTTACTAATGTCGTAGATTCGATAGTCAACGCCAGACTCTTCGAGCATCTGGATAGCCTGCTTACACGGGATGCAATCCGGCTGTGTGTACACATGGATCATTACTCGTTACCTCCAAAAAGCTGTACGTGTGAAAGCTCGGTGCGGAGCATCTGGATTTCCTCGTTCAACTTGTCCCGTTCGATCATCAGGTCACGGTTAAGCTGCTCCAGCTCTGCTATACGCTGACCGTGCATTGAGATGTTCATTCGTCAATCTCCACGAACGGACCGAAATCAATTTCCATGTACTCAATATTGGTTGGGCTAGCGTACACATGCCATGTCTCTGTATCCGAAAACCGGTACCCCCAAGCGCCATGCCGGTACTCCCAGATATCGCCCACACGGTCTTTGTACCGTTTATTCTTGTTCATTTAATACGCTCCAATAGCGCTTTAGGTCCATGCTGGACCACCAGTGAATTGACATCGGTTTTATCCGGCATCGGAATAATCTTCGAGTTTGGCAGTGTCTTAGCCACTGTCTCGGCGAACTTCATTCCTGGGTCATCCCCATCCGCGAGGATGTAAACCGTCTGATACCCAAGAAACGGTTCACGAAAATAGGATTGCCATGACGTAGCCCCAGGAATTCCTACGGCTGGGATACCCGAGATACTTGCCGTGATGGCGTCTAGCTCGCCTTCTGTGATGGCAACCGTTGCCGTGTCCTGAAGCAACGCGAGGGTGTTGTACATCCTCGGCCGGTCACCCGGCACCGTGCGGTACTTGCCGTGCTTCGCAGCCTTGCAATCATGTGGCTCGATACACCGGAACCGAAGGCTTACTACATCCCAACCGCCCTGGGCTGACCTGCGAAGATACGGAATAGCGAGCATCCCCCGGTACTGCTCATGCCCAACCAGGGGTTCGGCTACGTATCCCAACCGGAACCGATTGATTTCCTGTATCACTGACTCCGCTTGCAGTCCCCGGTTGTCCAAATACTCTGCGGCCGGACTGTCGGCCAGACTCGCGTGGTACGTCGTTGTAGCTTCCCGGAGAAAGTCTCGCTGCTGTTTGCTTAGCCTCTCGATAGCTACAGCCCTCCATATATCGAATTATCTTTATCGCATCACCCTTCAACCCGCACCCCATACAATTAAATGCGTCGTATTCATATGAGACAGCGGCAGACGGATTGTCTTCGTCATGAAAAGGACAAAGGCACCGTTCCCAACGGTGCCCTTGGTTAGGTGGTGGAATCCATTTAGGTCTGTAATGCTGGATTACCTCAGCGATAGCCATAGCTACACAATCAGCTCCACAAGCTCGGAGTAATAATGCTCTACCTCATGTAGACCACTCGAATGACCCATATCCCAAGCTTTAGCGAACAGTTTGAGTCGCTTGGGGTGTACTGTCACCCCGAATGCCTCAGCTAGGTCATCCTCAAAGAGTGCAGTAATTCGACCTTCCTCGCGGCCCCAAGCTTGTCGGTCTGCTTTGTAATCGAAGTGGTTTACGTACTTGCTATAGTCCATTACTAGTCTCACCCCTCATTGACTTACCGATGGCTGCGTGAACGTCGGTATAACCGTCGGTCACCTCAACACTGTGACCGCCGTTTAGATAAATTGTCAAACCACCGTTAATCTTTTCTCGAATAGCAACAATGTTGGTGACTTCGACACTCGTGATACGTCCGGTTTCTTCGTCGTGGAGTCCAATAAAACGAAGTACGTCACTCATGATTAGGAACTACTCTCTCGCCGATAACGGCGAATGCTGGTGGGTTGTTCAGATACTTGATGGCTCGCTCGAAGAATTCGACCGAATCCCGAGCGTGACCAAGAATGTATTTGTTGCAAGTCGTACAGAGTTCACCACGGACGCGGCCAGTAGAATGACAGTGATCCACCGATAGCCGCTTTCGTTGCCCAGTAGCTCTTTGACAAATAGCGCATTTGCGCCCTTGGTATTCGTATATGGCTTGGTATTCTTCGGCGGTGATCCCATAGGTGTCTCCGATGTGTTTTTCATGGGTGTATGTGCGTCGGTTGAACCTCCGTGCTCGTCTGTGCGTAGCGCACAGCAGAGGCTTACCGGAGGCTTTCCGGCTGGTCTGGACACCCTCTTTCTTGCAGTCGATACAGCGTGCTACCACTCCCGCCCCGTAGGGTCGGTGTGCTTACCGTCGTGCGCGAACTCGTGAACACAGTGAATTTTGAATCCGTGCAAACCCCGGTTCTCGCGTGGGCCGGTGAACATGTTCTTGTATCGCATCCGGTATGCGAAGCACGGAATAGAAGGCTTGAAAAAGTCGGTGTAGTCCTCGGACATTTCACTTTCCTATATCTGTGAGTTGCATGTGTTCGCCATCGAATTCCAGTTCGGCGAAGCTCTGGCCGCTGGGGTCCGCACGGCCCGCGCGCTGCTTGACTGTGGAAACCCGAACCAGGGTCGGACCGTAATCCGACACAATCCGGTGCATGGTGAGTACAAGCTCCGGAACCCGGCCGATTTGACCTTTGATGCCCGAGAGCGGAATCGGCTTGTCACCGTCGTTGTACTGACCTAGAACATGGTGCAGACCGAGCACAAAAGCACCGGTGCCACGAGCCATGTCGTGTAGGTAGCCCATAAGGCTTTCGAGCCCCGCGAACGGGTTTTCAGCGTTATCAGCTCCACCGGTAATGACATCCGTGATGTTGTCCACGACGATCATTGCCGGGTAATCGCCGTACACTTCGTCGTAGCTGTTCACCAAGGTTTCGATACGGTCCAGCGTCGGAGAGGAGTCGTAAGCGAACCGAATAGGCAGACCCGAGAGCGGCGTAAATGCCGCTGGGTTGTCCTCTCGCGTGAGTCGCTTAGCCTCCGAGTAGTGACACCCGGACATGATGCTTACGGACCTAGAAACCTGTGTGAACGCATCGGAATCTGCCGAGATATACAGCGTCGGTACATTGGCCTTCAATGCATACGTGAGGGCAAAGATTGACTTTCCGGTGCCGGGGCCTGCCGCTACTAGACCAAGCTGTCCACGGATAAACCGGGTGTCGTTCTGGGCTAGAGCTTCGTACACCACGGGCAAGGGCTCACCGGCCGGACCTCGGATACGCGAGGACTGAACGAGTGTGTACACCTAGGCACCCTTGCGGATCTTGATCAGGGCGCGATCGAATCCCTTGGCCGTAAGCTTCCCACTCGGCTTGTCCAACTCGTCATAAACAACTGTCTTGACGTACCCACGGTCCAGCCCGTACGCCGTGGGAATAGTCGAGTGCGAATAAATCCATCCCCACTGCCGAACCAACGGCAGGAATTCCGAACGGGGCTTCAGCCCCAATTCTTTAGCTGCCTTGGTGAAGCTCACGAGTCCGGATGTGTCAATCATGTCGCGTGCCCACTCTGTATACGGGGCATCCTCGGTGGCCTTAGCCTCCAGCGCTCGCACCTTAGCGCGAGCCTCCTTAGCCACCTGAGCGATCTCAATGAGCTTGTCGAGGGCCGTGTCTGGGTCCGTGAGGTCAAGCTCTGCTTGCGACCCTGGGGTGATGTACGCCCCGCCCGTCTTGCGGATCGTCGGCAAGACCTCATCCGTAACCCACGCTTGGAACCGCGTAGCGTCGGGGACGTTCGAGCGCATGATCAGGCGGTAAAGACCCGGTTCACTGATCACCGTAACCTCACGGTGGGGGATCACCCCACCATCCATAACGATTCGTTCTTTATGGGTCTGACCTGGCAAAACATGGTCCCGCACGGCCTTTGAGCCGTTGGTGAAGCCAAGAACGTCCGTCACATCCCTAGCCACGAACCACGGCTCCCCGTCCTCCATGACGGTACGAACCTCGGTGCCGTCAAAGTTGAACTTCTCAATATCACTCACTGCGTTGCCTCCTTAGGGCATAAAAAATCCCCAGCCACTTAGCTGGGGTCTACACTGTCAAGTTCTAGGCAGAGTATTTACATGATTGAGCCACAGAGCAGAACCGGCACTTGGCCGGTTCCGGGTCCGGGTCGAAGTGTTCGTTACGCACTCCCTCGTCCATCTGACCGAATGCATCAGTTAGACGCTCCTCTGTCCACTCGGACAGATCGTAGGAAAACGTAGGCTTACCGGTACGACCCATCCAGTAATCACCTAGAGCTATATCTGTCGAATACGTCTTGTTCAGGGCTACCGCGTAGGTAGCCAACTGGAAATCATCTCCGGGAAGGTTACCGGTTTTGTTGTCCCGAACAATCGGTGCTTCTATACCGTAGTCTGCATTAACGACAACCGCGTCGATATAGCCCTTGACTTGAACTCCGTCTAGGTCGATATCAAAACCAAGCTCAATACCAGGTGTGCCGTCCGGAGCAATCCAGATAACCTCCTGTGGGTGCTTCTCGTACCAGTCAATGTACCGCTTGCACTGGTCCATACCAAGCTGGTACCTGCGCTCTGTGTCCGCTCGGCCCCCGTAGGGGCCGCTGGCAAACCAGGTGTCGAAGTCCGGCGTGTTCTCACAGATCTTGTTTATCTCTTCGTCGTACGACTCCGAGTACACAGCCTGCATATCTTCCAGTGTCATGGTTCGACCAGAGCGTTCGTAAGCCTCGAACGCTGCGTGGTCCGCTGTCCCCTGTGCAAGCCATGCTGCGGGCCTCTGGGGGGCCCGCTCGATACGCTGTAGGTAATACTGGTACGGACAGGCCGTGTACGTTTTGTACTGTGACACTGACCGGTAATCAACCATGGTCAACCCTGTACACACTCATCACGGATCTCCGATGCATCATTTGGTAATCGACCTGTTCAGACTCAATAATCAGCTCAGCCCCGACGCTCCGAACGAACTCACCGATCTCGACTAAATACTCGTCGTCGGGTGGCAGCCAAACCGATTTATACACGAAGTAATACTCACCCACACTGTGAGTGTACAAAAGGCAATCCAGTGAGATAACGGGTCGCTCCGTTGCGACCCGCTCAACTATGACTGTCAATTCTCATCCCGTCGGTAACTCCGTGGGACGACGCCATATACGCTTACCAACCTCGGATGGTTTCTTGGTGTACTCGTTTACACGAAACACCAGGTTCCCATCCGACTTGCTACGTGGCACGTATTCGAAACCTGTATTCGGGTCGAACTCCAGTACTACGTCACCCGGGAGCATGCGGTTATGGAAAGCCAAAACCCGCTCGCGCTCCGCGTCGGTCAAGCTGTTCCAGTCACTCGCCACGTACCGGCCGTATGCGTACAAATTTCGATACGGTGCGAGTGTCCGGAATTTCTTAGGCACGTCCCACGGAAAATTGTCGTGAACAATATTCCGCACCTTGTCGAATTCAATTCCGTACTTTTTAGCCATGTCAGACACGGCCTGACGGGAGCATCCGAACTCACGTGCTATATCCGTAGGTCCCATCCCTTTCGCGTATCTATTGCGAATAGTGTCCGGGGTAAGACCGACTTCGTTTTGTCGTTTCTTCATTTCTGTTGTGCCTCCCTTTGTCACAACAGATATTCCGGTGTCATAGCGACATTGTCAAGCTCGTAGATAAAACCTGAAGCGGTTCCTATCTAATCGCAAACACCGCGTAAAGCTCGCCGGACCGGCCCCTTATCGGCCCGGCCGTACGTGTCGCTCGGTACCAGCTACATCCGTGCTAGTGATCATCGTCTCTGCCCTTCGTCCCTCATCCTGCCGTGGTCAGCGCCACGTTCGCCTGATGATCAACGTATCTGCAAGCTCTCAGCGAACGTTAGGGCTCGATCCCAAACCGTTACCAATGGTAAGTACTACTTACGGGTAGGCCCCTATAACCAGGGGCAACGGTTCGGGACTTTAGCCTCTAGCCAAGTACTTCAGTCTCCCAACAGTAGATACAGGCCGCGTCGTCCAGTTCACCCCGGGTAGTGTGAACGGTGTTCATGTCCGCACAGAAACACTCGGACTCGCACGCAGGACAGTCATAGAGCGTTCCGGGGGTGTGAGGGTAGTCAGCGTGTTTCATGGCCGCTCCGCTCCATCTGGAGGCTATTACGCCACTCCTGGCGCTCACCCCGCTTGGCGGCGCGCTTGGTGACCTTCCGGGGCTTACCCGGAGCCTGACCACAACACGCGCAGTCACGGCCCCCAGTCCCTTGCGGGCAGGACTTACCGATCAGCTTCGCAAGCATTGATTCCCCGTTCTCCTACACTGTCAAGTTGACGACGATAAAAAGAGCTACGGGCTGCACGCTTACGCGAGCTTGCAGTGCCACCGTGCGAAATGGTGCCCAGAGACGAAGGCAGGGCTTCGCCGTGCGACAACCCGAGCGCAGCCCTGTACTCGATATCCCGGGTGTTTCGATAATCACGGATACTCATGACAAAATCCTCAATTCATGTTCTCTATAGCTAACGGGGTTAGGCTCGCTGTCGTCGTCCAATCGAACGTCAACGGTGTATCCATAAAAGTTTCCAAGGATCCTCCGGATAACAGTCCCAGTCTCTCCGGCGGACCAGTGGTCGATAGGCCGTACCCGAACCCGGTCCCCTACTTTGAATTCCATTGTTACTCCTGATAGTGATTCCAGCGGTCTAGACAGCCCCCAGGCGGATTAAAACCCGACTGGTGACCATCTGGACTACTGGGATTTATCGCAGGCGACACAGGCGAACACGTGAGAGCTTTGCTTCCCACTGCCGACTACAACGAATGGCCCTGCGGTGCCCCCACACGACACACACGCAAAGCCTTCGGCTTGCTCAGGGGTGAGCCGGTCCAAGTCGAACCGACCAGCCCACCGAGCTATACGCGCTTCGTATTCAGAGATCATTTCCTTACCTTTCAGTTGTTCTGAATAATTCGAACGGAGCCGGTACGGGACCGGCTCCGCTCTAACTAGTCACCTACTCGCCAGAATCCCAACGGAGTACTTATAGCGTACTTTGAATCCGGAGGATCTATGCCTACTGAGTAGGGGACTGGATAAGCAACGGCATCCGCATTGACACCACGGGAACGCAATTCGTTAGCCTTGTACAATGCCTCCTGGAGTGGGAGAACCAATACATCTCCACCTGTATCCATCATTGCTTTACCTTTCGGTTGTTGCAATCAGGGCAACCGTTGATATTGAGGTAATACCCGTGCCTTTCGTCGGTACCGGAGTAGGTAACTTTGCAGATACCCGCGTACATCGGCAGTACTTCTCGACTCATGTTCTTACCTCCGTTTGTTGTTTTGCAGTGGGTCCGCCCGGAATCGAACCGGGATTAGACTTAGGAAGGATCAGGTCTCTCTATGTCCGAGAGTGCTAGAGCGTTCACTATGAAGCTCCCAACCGTTGCGCTAGCGGATTATCGCTCGTCCGGGGGGTTAGCCCTCAGTCGCTTCACCGTGTGCCGTCCACACTCAGTTTCCGAAGTGTGGCTCATAGGCGTGCTAACAGCCTTCCATATCCGTGCTTTGCCATTGAGCTACAGACCCTGTGTGTACCCGTATTTTGCCTCATCCGGAGATGGTGTGGGCGGTCTCGGCGTATCTGTGAACCAACGCTCTCGCCCGTATCGTCTGGGTACTCGTCCGCTTGCTCAGAGCCCCAGTGTGGTGATGGTAGAAGCTACTCCGAGTAGTTCAGACGTTCTCGCCACCGTGTCATGGTCGTAGCGCCACCCCAGAGGCTCGAAAGCCTCTGACCTAACCGGAGGTATCAACTTCGGGACTGGCTCACGCACTGATCGCTTTGCGATCCCGCTTGGGGTGTCCTCCGGTGTCTGGCTTCCCGGTGAACCGGTTGGCCTGACTCCATGAACACTACGGTTACCGACCTACACTGTCAAGCTCGTGTTGTACCGACTTTTGTTCTTGCAGGTAGCAAGCTGTTTTCGACACTGTCAAGGTCGAAGACCAAGCTTCAGTCGCCTGTGCAGACCCAAATAATCATGTGAACTAGGTCACAATCTAAGGCATTCTCGAAAAATCAGAGTTAATAGACTAGTGAGGGAGGGAGCGAAGCGACCGACCGAGCGTCAGAGCTGCGATAGCAGCGACAGACCAAGTTCGGTACGTAACCTACGTACCTCACGTAACCACTGACTGTTAGACCGCCCACCAAGGGCGGTCCTAGTCAGTAACTACTTATCGCGAGCCCCGAAGGCTCGCTCTACTTAAGGGTATTAAATGCTGAATGACCTAGTTCAGTTGGTCAAGGACGTACTAGACATCCTTCGTATCGTCGGTCCGTACCTGATCGGTCAGTGACCTGCGCCGACCTTTAAGGGTCGGCTTAATACTTGGTGTACGCACGCATGTGCAAGTCTCGTAGCAATGCTGGTACATCACTAGATGCGTAGGTGTTCCTGAGTCGTAGTGACTTTGCAGTCGTAATTCCGTTTCACGGTAGACGCTTAGCTCCTCAGTAGAGCACCTACGCTTTAGCTTGGTGAGTTCCTTGGATAGGTGACGGTTCGAATCCGTCGTTGGGAGAGATGGCACTCCACAGGGCACTGTGCATACGGGTTCGATTCCCGTACGACTCACCTTTAATCTTCGAAGCAAGGTTGTTTTATTATGGCTTATGCTAAGCCACGTAAAGGCTTAGATCATAGAGCCTATAGGCGAACCACTAAGCGCCTACGTGCTACTAGCTCTGTGTGTTGGATATGTCGTAAAGAGATTGATCAGTCATTGCCATACACAGATCCAATGTCATGGACTGCTGACCATGTAGTGCCACGCTCGCGTGGTGGTGCGCTTACGGACATGTCCAACCTCAAAGCTGCACATCGTAAGTGCAACTCCTCACGAGGCAATCGACAAGCCACTAAGGCTGATCTGTTTCCAACCAGTCAGGAATGGTGATCGTGTACGAGCCTTGTGAAGGCCAACTCAGCCTATTCGAGGTAGATGGCCACCTGAGCAATCCTGAGCCGTCTACGGTCCGTCCAGACCGCAATACGGGCATGCGTGGTGTATGCGAGTGCATGTGCTGTCGGTCAACCGTGAATCCTCGGTGGAAGGCTTTGAAAGATTCTTTGAAATAGTTCTTGTCAACCCCTTGACAAACACCACCCTAGGGGGGTGACCCTCCCACCCTCCGCGCGGGCCTCTCTCGACACATAGCGGCCGATCCCTCCCCGGCTTAAAAACTCGTCTTAGCCCCTCTTAACTTAGGGATTTTCCGATGCCTCGTAAGCCGTACCCGTGTGCGTACTGCGGGGAACTGTTCCAACCTAACGGTAGGTCCCTTCCTCCAGGTCAGGCAATGCATCGTGCCTGCCGGACCGAGCTAGCTAAGAACGCGCACGGTACCTACCAGTGTTATTCGTACGGATGTCGTTGTGATGTCTGTAGGGGGTATCAAGCATCTACACAACGTGAGTTCCAGAAGCGGTTTAAAGAGCGTACTGGTCGGAGCTACCGAAGTGAGTTCGCTCGCTACGCAGACGGGTGGATTACAACCGTTCAGCGCATGGTGATTTACAAGCGGGACAACTGGACGTGTGGAATCTGTGGAGAACGGGTTGACCAAACGTTGGACGGTAAACGCGACCGGATGGCGGCAACACTCGACCACATTATTCCACGGTCAAAGGGTGGTTCGGATTCTCCGTCGAATCTTCAGCTTGCCCATCGTTCTTGTAACTCTTCGAAAAAAGATGCATATGAAGAAACTAGCCTTAGCGCTTAGCTCCGTACTTACGGCCGTAAGTATTTATTTCGCGACACCCGCAACAGCCGCTCCGGTGAGCTGCACCGGCGATTACTCCATCGGTGTTGGCGGTGCCAAGGTCTCCGTGTACTCGGGAACCTGGGAAGACTCTTCATACGTCTACGCCGATCAGCGAGTTCAGTACGACACGCTGAACCCGGCTCAGGGTTACTCGGAGCTGGACCGCGCGTACTGGCGTCACCGGGCGGTGTGTCCGGCCGACCACATTAAGCTGGTCGGGCATTCTGAAGGCGCTGCAATCATCCACGCATGGGTTACTGACAACCCGGTCGCGGATACCTCAGCCGTACTCATTGCGGATCCCAAGCGTGCAGCTGGACCGGCCGGAGCCGGTCTGGCTAGCATCCCGGGTAACCGGATCATCGGTTGGCCGCTTGCGGGTGTAGACGACTGGTTCGGCCCGGTTCCGGTCCTAGAGGTCTGCAACCATGACGATGTCGTGTGCAACGTCCCGGCAGGCTGGTACGGATACGTAGCTACTGGGGCTCATCTGAATTACGACTTTCACGCAGACTCGTATCAGTACGGCGCTTCGGGTGTTGAATTCCGGTAAGAGCCTCCAGGCACTTCACCCGGATATCGGCTATAGCCTCTTCACGGGTCGCACCGCGACCCCACACCATTTCACCAGGTTTCGGGTATGCGTATCCCAGCCATACACCCGAGTCCAGTTCTTCGAGCGCGTACGGAACCTGTACATCGTCGTCCATGCTCGAATAATACTTCCGTCCTTGGAGTGCTGCCACACCACCCGTTAAGTCGGTCTGGACGGATCGGCCCCCTTTGCGGGGCCACATACTTCTAACCCTTACGCAGCCATCCGGACGGTTGGTGAGCCGACAGGTTAGGACGCGGGTGGTGTGGCTACGGTAGCCATCCGCACACTAGCCTCTGGGTTGTCACCTCGTAAGGGTGTACACGTAAAAGGCCCTGGAGGCTTTGGGGATGTAGTGTTTAACGGCTAACACGTCAGTCTTCCAAACTGAAATTCAGAGTTCGAATCTCTGTATCCTCACGCTCTTACGGAAATACCGTAAACACATGGCTGTGACGGCTCGCGACTCGGCGCGTAACCCGAGAGATGGAAGGCTCCGCTTAGTGGTAGGCAACCGGTCTTGAAAACCGGGGGCGGGGTAACACCCGGGGGTTCGACTCCTCAGCTTTCCGCGCGGACGTGTCTCCTAGGAATGGCACGTCCAGCTGTGCTCTGTGGCGAAATTGGTATACGCGCTGGATTTAGGTTCCAGTGGCTTTATGTCATGTGAGTTCGAATCTCACCAGAGCAACAGCGCTGCACTGATACTCGGAGTAGAACGTGTAGACCTCTGTGGCTGTTCCGAGCAGTCGCGACAGGGGGCGGTTAGCGGAACGCCGCGAATATGGCTCACCAAGTCCGAAGTTCCGCTTCAAAGTCCCGTAGTTCAATCCGGGAGAACAACTGGTTTACACCCAGTACGTTGCAGGTTCGAATCCTGCCGGGATTACTCGGCGCATAACCCGACGCGGATGCTAAAATATCGGGTTTCGCTTCCATAGCTTATCTGGCAAAGCATGTGTCTTGTAAACACAAGTGCGGGGTTCGAGTCCTCGTGGAAGCTCTCACGAAGGAAAACAATGGCCGATCTAGAAGATTCCAACCTACGCGAAGCGCTTCTAGCCGCTCGCGCTCAGCTTGTCGAACGTATGGCCTTCTCTAAAGGACAACCGTACGCGGCTCTTTTCAAAATGTACCTAGAAGTTCAGGACAAGATTCAAGAACTTACCCCGCAAGATATTAAGGACACCCCCCTAGATGAGTTCACCCAGCGACTCGAACGAAAGCGTGGTGCAACTGGGTAACTACTCCGAAGAACAAATTCGGAGTACCAAGGGTGTCCAGACTCCCCGGCTGTTTATTGAATGCACACAGGTAGGCAACTACGCCGATGAAGCAGCGTTCTTGGCCTCGAAGTACGGGCTAACCCCGGACCCTTGGCAGGAATACGTACTTCGTCAGTGGTTGGGATTCCGTGCGGACGGTAAATGGTGCCATTCACGCTCTGCGCTGTCAGTTCCGCGCCAGAACGGCAAGAATGCCCTACTTGAAATCCGCGAACTCTTTGGGATGGTCGGACTAGGGGAGAAAATCCTACACACCGCCCATGAAGTTAAGACGGCCCGCAAAGCGTTCTTGCGTCTGGCCTCGTTCTTCGAGAATCCGAAAAAATACCCAGAGCTAGCAGCGTTGGTTGTCGATATCCGTAAGACCAACGGTCAGGAAGCTATTTTCCTGAAGAATGGCGGCTCAGTAGAGTTCGTTGCTCGCTCCAAGAACTCGTCCCGTGGGTTCACGGTGGATATCGTAGTGATGGACGAAGCTCAGGAAATGGGCTTCGACGCCCTGGAGGCTCTGAGTCCTACTACTGCGGCTGCACCACTTAAGAACCGTCAGCTTATATGGACGGGTACGCCCCCCTCGGAGAACATGAACTCCGAGGTTTTTACGAATATCCGCACCAAAGCTCTCGCGGGTACGTCTCGCCGTACGTGTTACCTGGAATGGAGCATGGATGATGATGGAGACCCGTACGACCTAGCGCAAATCGCTATGGCTAACCCGGCTCTGAATATCCGTACTGGGCTGGAAGAACTTCTAGAGGACCTTGACGACTTCTCGGAAGAGGGTTTCGCGCGTGAGCGCGGTGGGTGTTGGCGCTTCGCCGGTACCGGAGCGGTTATCGACCCCGAGTCTTGGGACGATGTCAAAGACAGTAGTTCTGTCACCACTCAGCCCGTAGCGTTCGCCGTTGATATCGGACCTAAGCGCGACTCAGCAACTATCGCCGTTGCGGGTCTTCGCTCGGATGGCAGATTCCACGTCGAAGTTATCGACAACCGCAAGGGTACATCGTGGATTATCCCCCGGCTCACCCAGCTTATTGCGCAGCATCATGTTGTAGCAATCGTGGTAGACGGCCCTGCATCGTCGGTTGTTCCCGAACTAGACGCACTTAAGGTCCCGGTTTACCGGACCAGCGCTCAGGAACTCGGTATTGCCTGCGGAATGTTCTACGACGCGGTTATGTCAAAGACCCTTCGACATCCTGACCAGCCGGGGCTTACTGCGGCGGTAGACGCCGGTCGGCAACGCCCGCTTGGTGATATGTGGGCGTGGGGTCGAAAGCTTTCCGAATCCGACATCACCCCGGTAGTTGCCGTGACTTTGGCGCTATGGGGCTTCGTTACGGCTAAGCCCCGTACTCGCCGTAAAGCGGCAAAGACCAAGATAATGGTGATGAACTAATGGCTACCCTTATTACGTTGGATACGCTCTCTCAAGAAGAGCAGTACCAACTAGATCTACTTCTCGGCAAGCTAGCTCGCTTCGAGGCTCGTAATCGTATTAAGGAAGCGTACTACGAGGGCGAACAGCGGGTACGTCAGCTAGGTATCTCGATTCCACCGCGTGTTCTGGACGCTATTCGCACCGTGGTTGGCTGGTCGGGTACAGCGGTTGACGTTCTGGAGGAACGCCTAGATTGGCTTGGCTGGGTTGAATCCGGTACGGATTTTGGTCTGGCGGATGTCTTCTCGGCTAATGACTTGGACGTAGATTCCGGACTAGGTCACCTAGACGCACTGATTTACGGCATCGCATTTGCGTGTGTCGGTTCGGGTGCGGACGGTGAGCCGGACCAGTTGATTACTGTCGAGTCTCCTCGGGATATGACGGGTATTTGGAATCCCCGCACCCGTCGTCTCGGCTCTGCTGCTTCTCGGTTCAAAGACCCTGAGACTCACGCAGAGGTTGAAGCAACGCTTTACCTGCCGGACCAGACGATTTATATGTCCCGTGGTTCTAGCTCTGTCCCGTGGGAAGTCATTAACCGGGACCAGCACAACCTAGGCCGTGTTCCAGTGGCTCCACTGGTCAACCGGCCGCGCGCATCACGGGTTAATGGTCGCTCGGAAATCTCGCAGGCTGTTCGCGGATATACAGATGCCGCCGTCCGGACGCTCCTGGGGATGGAGGTGAATCGGGAGTTCTACTCTGCCCCCCAGCGTTACGCAGTTGGCGTATCCGAAAATATGTTTCAAAAGGCAGACGGCGGAACTATTACCGGCTGGGAAGCTATTTCCGGTCGGATGCTTGTTGCTCCGTACGACGAAGACAACCCCGAAGCTACTCCGAGCGTCGGCCAGTTCGCACAGTCACAGCCGGGCCCGTACCTCGAACAGGTTCGGGGCCTAGCCCAGATGTTCGCGGCTGAATGTGCCATCCCCCCAACGTATTTGGGGTTCGCAAGTGATCAGGCGGCCAGTGCGGATGCTATCCGGGCCATGGAGACCCGACTAGTCAAGCGCGCCGAGCGTCGGCAGCTCGTGTTCGGCAAGGCATGGCTAGAGGTAGCGCGCCTGATCATGCTCATGCGTGAGGGATCGGTCCCGAAGGGCTTTGAGACCGAGGTCGCGGTGCGCTGGCGTGATGCTGCTACACCGACCCGTTCGGCTGCGGCTGATGAGGCAACCAAGCTTGTCGGTGCTGGTGTTCTTCCGGCTGATTCTCAGGTCACCTACGACCGTATCGGTTTGACCGATGTCGAGGTGGCTCAGGTGGAGAAGGACAAGCGAAAAGCAACCCTCAGAGACCTTGCAGCACAGCAGACCCAAGCAACTACACCGGGTCAACCCCAAAACTCGCCTACGGCGCAACCAGGGGCCAATACGCCCGCCCCTAGTGCGGCGTGACTCCGGAAGAGTTCCGCGACCTACTGATTTCGTATGAACCTCAGTACAGAACCAAGCTCGGGAAGCTATGGGCACAAGCCCAGGTTTTATCGGCTCCCGAGTTTGCGGTGTACGCGGAACAAGCGTATCCGGACATCATCACTCCGCACCTACAGCTTGCCGCTGAGCTAGCGGCTACGTGGTACGACGAAGCGCCATCTCCTAATAAGTCGTTCGTTGCCACTACAGCCGACCTAGCTCCGGTGGCTCAGCTTCAGGCTTCGCTCAGATGGGCTTTGTCCACACCACAAAGCGAAGTGAACCTAGACGGTTCGGCTACCCGGATGTTCCATGATTCGGCTCGTAGAACGATTGTGCTGAATGCGGACAACGAGCCGGGGGCTAAGTGGGCTAGGCATGCTGAACCGGGAGCTTGCAGGTTTTGTCAAATGCTGGCTACACGCGGTGCTGTGTATGCGTCCGATAAACAGGCTCTGTACCACGGTACGGGACCTAGACGTAATCGAGGGACCCTAGCACCACCTAAGCACACCGACGACAGCTACCACGACCATTGCCGTTGTGAGGCTGTAATGGTTCGCCCCGGTGGTTCTTACCACCCGCCTAAGTATGTCGAGGCTTACGAGCAAGACTACGAAAAGGTTGCGGCCGCAGTAGACGAAGCGGGGCTTACCCGCACGGTGGACAACATCATGGCTGCGTATCGCGCCATGGATTCTCAGTAACAAACTTCCCCGGAAGCTCAATGGATGAGCGCCACTACGAAATGTGGCCCTAGTTGGTTCGATTCCAGCCCGGGGAGCAACGCCTACACGCGGCGGTTAATGCGTGGTCCGGGCATTCGCCCAAACTGACGAGTTTACGGAAAAAGGATATTCATATGACTGCACCCGTCACCCCCGACGCTGGAAATACTCCGAGCGGAGACGGTGGAGAAAACAACTTTACCCCCATCACTTCTCAGGATGATTTGAACCGAATCATCGGTGAGCGTGTCGCACGGGTCAAGTCCCAGTATGCAGACTATGAAGATCTGAAAACAAAGGCGAGTGCCTTTGATGAGGCAGAACAGGCGCGGCTAAGCGACCTAGACAAAGCGATTAAGCGAGCGGAAAAAGCTGAGAAGGAATCTCAGGCTTTGAAGTTCAATCAGCTTCGTTTCGAGGTGGCTAGCGATAAGTCGGTTCCCGCCAATTTGCTTTCCGGCTCCACTAAAGCGGAGTTGGAGGCCAGCGCAGACGCGCTAATCGAATTCGCGGGTGCACAGACAAAGGCTCGTGCCCCTATGCCTAACCCGACTCAGGGACGAAATGCCCCCCACGCACTTAACGGGGATGGGCTTGAAGAAATGCTTCGCCAGAAGCTAAATATCAACTAAGGAATTAGATGTCTAACCAGGCACTACCTACTACAGTAAACAACCCGTCCAACGCTAGCCCTGCTACGGACCTCAGCAAGATTACACGGCCTGATCGGGTTGCTAATTACTTCGATCTAGCGCGCAAGTCTTCGGTCGTTATGCAGCTTGCGCGTAAGGTTCCGCTGGGGCTCGCGGGTAACGAAATCGTTGTGCAGACCGGTAAGGCGACAGCTTCATGGGTGGCTGAGGCTGGTCAGAAGCCTACTACTAGCTCTGACCTTGGTCTGAAGTCGTTCAAGCCCCACAAGATTGCCGCTATCTCGGTAGTCTCCGCTGAGGTTGTGCGCGCGAACCCGGGCAACTACATGGATGTTCTTCAGGCTGATATTGCCGAGGCTTTCGCGGTTGCTTTCGACAACGCGGTTTTGCACGGTACTAGCACCCCGTTCGGTGCTTACATTGACCAGACCACCAAGACTGTCGAGCTGGGTACTACTGCCAAGGCTGACGGTGGCACCTACGGCGATATTGTCGCCGGTCTGAAGACCATTGTTACCTCGAAGAACTCTCTTGGTTATTACCGCAAGCTGAACGGGTTTGTGTTTGACAAGAGCATTGAGCCTACGTTCCTTGGTGCGGTTGACACCGTGGGCCGTCCGCTGTTCAGCAATGCGACCTACGAGGCGGGCCAGACTGTCACCCCAGGTGCAATCATCGGTCGCCCCGCGCTTCTGGGAGACAACGTCGCTACTGCGGTTGTGACCGGTACTCCGAACACCGGCGGAATCGTTGGTTACGGTGGTGACTGGTCACAGATTGTGTGGGGCCAGATCGGTGGAATCACTTTCGACGTGAGCACCGAGACCTCCGTGACTCTGAACGGAACTTTGACTTCTCTGTGGGAGCACAACCTTGTTGCTGTCCGCGCTGAGACGGAGTTCGGAATCCTGATCAACGACATTGATTCGTTCGTCACCTTCACGGACAACACATAATCCGATGCGACTACGTGACCCTAAAGCGGGCACGGTCGTTGGCTTAGGAGATGCAGACCAAATCGCGAGCTACCAGGCTCGCGGTTGGGTCGACGCGGATAAACCCGCTCCGGAGGTTGCCGAATCCCCGGCCCCTAAGCGGCGTGGCCGTCCCCCGAAGACAAACTAATCAGTAGGGCGTAATGGCTATCACTTTTGATGTCGACACCGATCTACGCCCTTTCGCACCGAGTATTGACGCTGCTAAGGCTGAGATCATGATTGCGGATGCCTTGGCTATGGCTCAGGCATTCGCACCGTGTGTGTTCGAGGCTGGTTTTACAAACGAGCCTGCCGCTAAAGCTATTATCCGTGCGGCCATACTCCGATGGAATGACGCTGGTTCGGGTGCTAACAGCACTCTAGTTGCAGGTCCGTACACACAGGTTCAGCCGAACGATACTTCGAGAATTCAGCGCGGTAAGTTCTGGCCTTCCGAGATTACTGATCTGCAAAACCTGTGCGATGGCTCCACTAACCGGCAGGCTTTCACGGTAGACACCTATCCGGAAGCTAACCCAGCTACCGAATGGGACGGCACCGGTATATGGCCGTGGGTAGGTTAAATGTATCCCACTCCCTACACGGTGCAGACATCGGCATTCAACAAGTCTGGCACTGACACACACGGTAACCCTGTCGAGTCTTGGGCTACACCGATCCCTCAGCCGGTATACGGATGGGCGGTCCCCAACTCGATACAGCCGAAGTACGCCGGTCAAGAACGGACGCTAGTAGACGTAGAAATGTACGTGCCTCCCGGGTTCGTGGTAGGTCCCCGTGATCGAATCATTCTTCCGGATAACTGGAAGTTCGAGGCTATCGGCTATCCCGAGGATTACACACACGGACCGTTCGGATTCAATCCGGGCCTAGTCGTCAACCTAATCAGGGTGGAGGGCTAGTGGCTGCCTCGAAAGTAAAAATCCAGTGGCACAACGACGCGTTCGAAGAACTCCGGAGACTACCCCAGGTAGAGGCAATCCTAGAAGCTCACGCGATAGAGATTGCAGCCGAAGCCAACGCAGCTCACAACGCCAAGGGGTATATCGCTGTAACCGGTCACGGTAAATCCCGGTCCCGTGCGGCAGTGGTTACCTCTGACGGCCACTCGATTGCCTCGAACCAGAAGCATCACACCTTGGAAAAGATAACGGCGGAGAAGGCTATCTCGTGACTGAGCTTATCACCTTCCCAGATGTAGAGGCTTTGTGTGTAACGGCTCTGAATGGCTTCCTGACGGACTGCAAAGCGTCTACCAAGGTCCCTAACCCACGTCCGGACAAACTCGTCCTAGTGACGTGTATAGGCGGCATTAGACGCAACGTCGGCATTGATGCCCCGGTTGTCCTCTTCGAGTGCTGGTCTACAGACGAAGTGTCCGCGCAAGAACTCGGCGCGAGGGTGCGTGCATTTGTCTACTCAATGGACGAATACGGGTACGAAGGATCCCGGTTGGTGAACAACCCGGATTCTGAAACTAATTTGCCCCGATATCAATTTCAGGCGGGGCTCTTTCTAGCGGCAGAGCCGCTGTAAACATTTTTCTCTAGGAGACATTTCTATGTCCGCTAACTCTGTCGCGAAGCTATCCGCTGGTAAGCCTAATGCTGCGGGTGGTGTCTACATGGGCACCACTACCGCGACTATGCCCACCGATTCCACTACTGCGGTTGGCGTTAGCTTCGTCAAGCTTGGCCTTGTGTCTGAGGATGGCTTGAAAGCTGCCGGTGACCGCAAGGTGGAGGCTATTAAGGACTGGACCGGTGACATCATCGCTGAGCTTCAGACTGAGCACAACTCGGCGTTTACCTTCACTCTTTACCAGGTGTACGACGGTGACGTTCAGAAGCTCGTGTTTGGTGACTCCCTGGTGACTGTCACCCCGGCTACAGCTACCACAGGAACCCTGATCACCGTTACAGAGAACGGTGCTGAGCTGGATTACCGCTCGTTCGTTTTCGATATGAAGAACGGCGTTAAGACCACTCGCCTAGTTCTGCCGAACGCCAAGGTTTCCGAGGTCAAGGAACACGATTACGTGGCCGGTGCCCTACAGGGCTTCGATATCACTGTGACTGCGTTCAAGGACGACGCCGGTAACAAGGTGTACCGCTACTACGACGATGGCGTTTTCAGCGCCTGATTCTCTAAAGCCCCGGCTGAGGGAAAGGGATTCGCCCTCAGCCGGTTTTACCAGGAATCCCAATCGAAAGGAATCCCGCTATGCCCCCTCGTAAGGTCTCTACCACTACCCCGTCTACCGATTTTACGTACACCCTGGAAGATGGCTCGACAATCACTCTTCCACCGTTCAACTCGGTTAAGCCGGGTCTGATTCGTAAGATCCGTAAGCTTTCGGACGTCGACCAGTTTTTCACTGTGCTCGAAACTCTCGCTGATGAGGACACCATCGTCAAAATCGATGACATGGACCATGACGAGTTCGAGGACTTCCAGAAAGAGTGGTTCCGTCACGCGGGCGTTGACGTGGGGGAATGATTGGGCTTCTAGAGTTTATAGATGAGCACCCGGACGCCGTAGAACGGGAGCTTATGACCATTGGTGAGCGGTTGCGGTATCTCGGTACTGAACGGCTCACCTGGTCGGATCTAAAAGTCATCATTACACAAGCGGCACCTGACTCGCCAATCATCCGGGAAATTAGCCCGGATGCATATACGTGGACTAACACAAATCAGCTTCTCGCTGACATAGCAGATTCGTTGCACTGGCTTTGTTGGGCGAAGACCAAGGGTGCTCAGAAAAAGCCGCCCGAAGGAATGCCCGACCGGATTAAACGCCCCGGCATTGTCGAGCCCCAGGGTGAAGTTTACAAATACGACGTTATGCCACAAGACGACATGCTTGCGTGGCTTGGATGGGAAAACCCGTCCGATAATTAATTGGAGAATACGTGGCTATCGAGATCGCAACAGCGTATGTCTCTATCCTTCCGTCTACCGCTAAGCTTAAGGCTGCTATTAAAGCAGCCCTGGAAGATATCCAGAGTGATGCGGACCGTAACCCTATCAACGTAAAGACCAATGTTGACAACAAAGGTCTGACAGCTACCAAGAAAGCTATTACCGACCTAGGTAAAACGGCTGGGGGAATCTCAGCGGTTGGCGCTGGTGTTGCAGCGGTAGGCGGTGCAGCCGGACTAGCGGCGGGGGCGGTAGGTGCACTGGGGGCGGGTCTTGCCGCTCTTGGTGGAGCGGCAGGTCTAGGCGTTGCTACGGTCGCTGTAGGTATCCACGGTATTGCGGATGCGTTCAAGGCTGCGGGTGCAGCTCAGGACTCGTTCAGTGACGACGCTATAGCGAAGGCTAAGGCAGTCCAGTCTGCGCAGGACGGAGTTACTTCAGCTCTGCGCTCTCAGCAGTCGGCCGAACGCAACCTACGCGACGCGAAGAAAGCCTCTCAGACTGCCGAACAGGATCTTACGCAGGCCCGTAAGGAAGCTACTCGGGACCTACAAGACCTAAACCGCGAGCTACAAAAAGGGAAGCTGGACGAAGAGGGGGCCGCCCTAGCGGTTGCCGAAGCGCAACGAGACCTAAACAAGGCTCGCGCTACGTCTACCGATCCACTCGAAATTGCGGATGCACAGCACCGACTAAACGAGGCCCTGGCCGACCAGCAAGACGTCCTGCAAAAGAACGCCCGCACCCAGCAAGACGCTAACGAAGCTAACGCTAAGGGTGTTGAAGGCTCCGACAAGGTTGTAACCGCCAAGGACAAAGTTGCCAAGGCGAACGAGAGTATCCAGACCGCGCAGGAAAACCTAGCGGACTCTAACCACAAGCTCGCCGAAGCTAACCAAGCTCTCGCCGATGCTCAGAATCAGCAGAGCGACGCAGCCAAGAAGTACGACCAGGCCCTACAGAAGCTTTCACCAAACGCTCAGGCATTTGTGAAACAAATGGTAGCGCTAGGTCCTGCGTTGTCGAGCGGACTCGGCAAGCCTGTACAGGATGCGTTGTTCGCCAATCTAGGTGCTGATTTCACAAACCTAGCGAATACGTCTATCCCCGCTCTCCGAGACGGCATGACAGGCGTAGCGGGTGCAGTGAACAATGCCGCACGCGGGTTCGCATCGTTTATGTCGCAGGCTTCCAGCCAGGATGCTATTCGTTCTGCATTCGCGGGAACCCGTGACGTAATCAACGGCTCGGTGTCGGGTATCCGGACTCTTACTCAGGGTCTCATGGATATGACGAAGGCTGCACAGCCAGCCATGCTCGGTATCGGAAATGCTATCGGGACCATGTTCGGTTCGCTGGGTAGCACACTGACTCAGCTAGCTAATTCAGGTGCGCTCACAACCCTGTTCCAGAACTTCGCTGGAATCGTGACTTCGCTAGGGCCGACCCTTTCGGGTCTGGTCAATGCACTAGTCACGATGGGTAACGCAGCCGCACCCGGCATTGAAGCACTATTCAATGCACTAGGTCCGGCTCTGGTCGCTATCTCAGGTCCGCTCGGACAGTTGGGAAGCGTATTCGGCCAGGCGCTAGCAAGTATTCTACCGACTCTTTCGACACTGATTTCCTCGCTAGCTACCGGACTACAGCCGGTGCTACCGGTAGTCGCTCAGTTGTTGAATGCGCTAGGTACAGCGATTACACCGATTATCGGGCCACTGTCCCAGGTGACACAGATTGTTGGTAACGCGCTGGTTCAGGCTGTGAACGCGCTGGCCCCGGCTCTGCCACCGATCGCTGCGTTGTTCACCTCGATTATCTCGGGACTACAGCCGATTGTGCCGTTGTTCGCTCAGGTGGCGAACATGCTGGTTCAGGCACTCGCACCCGGACTTACCGCGTTGACCAACGCGCTAGGGCCGGTTATCTCGCAATTGTCGGCATCGCTTATGCCGGTATTCCAGTCGATTGCACCTGTACTAGCTCAGGTAGCTAACACTATCGGTCAGGCTCTCGTCTCGGCGATTACCCAGCTTGCACCGATCCTGCCAACGATCGTATCCGCGTTCGAGAACATCCTTACGTCACTACTGCCTCTGATTCCTGCGCTTCTACAAATCGCGCTCGAACTACTGCCACCGTTGGTGAGCATTATTGTGGCGCTAGCTCCGCTGGTGACCGGTCTAGCTAACGCTTTCGCGTGGCTGGTGACTAACGTTCTATTGCCGGTTCTGATTCCGGCATTGAACTTCATTGGTCAGCTTCTCCCAACGATCGGCAATTTCTTTTTGTGGCTGTGGCGAGACGTAATCGTTCCCGCGTGGAACGCTATCGGCTCGATTTTCAGCACAGTGTGGAACTCGGTACTGAAGCCCGTATTTAACGGGTTCGGTGAGGCTATCCGCATTGCTGCGGGAATCTTGCTGACGGTGCTTATCGCACCGGCATTGATTGCGTGGAACCTGTTCGGTGGAGCAATCAAGTCGGTCTACAACTCGTTGATTAAGCCGATCTTCGATGCTTTCGGCGCAGCCGCTATGTGGCTGTGGAACAACGCTCTGAAGCCCGCTTGGGATGGAATTGGCGCGGTAATTTCCGGGGTATACAACTCGGTTATCAAGCCGACATGGGACGCGCTACACACAGCCCTAGATGGTATCGGTTCGTTCTTTACCTACATTTGGGACAAGGTTATTTCGCCTGCGTGGAACGCGCTAGGCACTGGACTTAAGTTCGTCTACGACAAGGTTATTACGCCAGTCTTTGACGGAATCAAGTCCGCGCTAGGTCTCGTTAAGGATGCCTTCAACACCGCAGTTAGCTACATCGGCAAGGTGTGGGATGGCATTAAAAAGGTCATGGCCGATCCGATTAACTTCGTGATTGACAAGATCCTTAATAACGGAATCTTCGCAGCATGGAACAAGGTTGCCGGATTCCTGCACCTACCCGAGATTCAGGGTATCGAGCCTATCAAGCTCGCTACTGGTGGTTACGTCTCAGGTGCCGGTGGTCCGAAGGACGACAAGATTCCTGCGATGTTGTCGAACGGTGAGTTCGTTCTTAACGCGGCTACCACAGCGCGTATCGGTATCGACAACCTGAACCGAATCAACGGTGGTGGAACTGCTGACGGACTTGCTTCGTTGGTGCCTAAGTTCGCCGCTGGTGGTGAGGTAACCGCACAGCTTATATCGGCGCATGAGTTCGCCCGTTCTATGGACGGTCGCGCGTATCTCATGGGTGGAGAAGCTCCCGGACCTACGGACTGTTCAGGGTTCATGTCCGCTATTGCGGATGTGGTCTTGGGCGGTACCGGTCACGGTCGCTGGTGGGCTACAACCGCATTCCCGAAGTCTCAGGGCTCCGACGTTAACGCCGGTGGGCAACGCTGGGTAGGTGGACTCGGGCAGGGATTCTCTATCGGTGTTATCGGTGGAGCTGATTCGGGCGGTGCTAACGGCCATACAGCCGGAACGCTAAGCGCTGCGGGTAAGTACCCCGCCATCAATGTTGAATCGGGCGGTAGCCACGGCAACGTGGCGTACGGCGGTGCTGCCGCAGGTGCGGATAACTCCGAGTTCCCCACTCGGTACCACCTCCCCATCATGGATGGAAAGTTCGAGTCGGCCGGTCCCGGTGGGGGCGGCATCATGTCGTTCATCCGGGATAAGATCGCTAATCTTTTCGAGATTCCTGTAAAGGCACTCGAAGCGATTATTCCTGCCTTCCCTGGCCCGTACGGTCAAATGCCTAAAGCTCTGTATCACAAGGTGGCAGATTCAACCCTAGATTTCATCCGGGGTAAGTCGACTACCGAAGATCAGAGCGCGGGTCAACCGGGCGAGGGCCCGGTGCGTGACCAGGTGCAGCAAGCGTTTGCGCGCTACGGCTGGGGTGACGGTGCGGAGTTCGCCGCTGCTAGCTGGATTATCGGACGCGAGTCCGGATGGAATCCGACAGCGGTTAACCCGAGCTCAGGTGCGTTCGGTCTAGCTCAGTTCTTGGGTAGCACCAAGGACCAGTACCTACCGGATTCCAATACGAATCCGGGTGTACAGGGTGACGCGATGGCTCGATATATCCGTGACAGGTACGGCGATCCGATCAAGGCACAACAGTTTTGGATGGCTCATAACTGGTATGACTCGGGCGGTATCTTCCCGAACAACTCGATCGGCATCAACCAGTCGGGTAAGCCTGAAGCTGTTTTGACTAATGATCAGTGGAAACTGTTTACGAAGTTCGTGCAGCTTCTAGGCCAAGGGAAACTAGGCGAGGCTATCGGTTCCCTGAACACGGCACCCGGTGTGCAGATGCAAACCGTCGTGGTCAACCCTAATCCGGGTGCAACCGATTCTCCGTACACGGTGACTCCATCCGCTACACAGAATCAGATTACGGCTTCTGATGTGGGTACCCGCCTGCAAGGTATGGGTAACGACTTCGCTCAGGCGAACTTTAACCAGTTCCTTGGGGATATCGGTGCACCGAGTTCGGGTGATGGGGCTATCGAACAGCTGGTCAAACAGATCCAAGGGACTGTTATCCAGCAAATCAATGCCCAGCTTGCAGCCCAGCGTTCGCAGTCCGCGACGTTTATTGGACGACGCTAAGTAATAGGCCCGTAGGCCGAACCTACGGGCCTCATATTCCTAAGGTTTAAATGGATACCATTATTCAAGTCGAGTCTTGGGATGGGCAATTCTGGACTTTGATCGGTCGCGGCAAAGGTGACCGGGGTGTGTGGCTAGCTGAGGATGTTTCCGGATTCTGGTACGCACCTACGTCAACGCTTTGGAATTCCACGGCGTTTCAGGACGGAGCCGACTACGGTGGGTCTCGCGTTGATAAGCGGACCCTGACATTCGATGTCCATATTCTGAAAACTCCCGGCTCCACGTGGGAGAAGAATTGGAGCGACTTTATCCGAGCGTTCCGAACCGACCGGGAATCAAAGATCTGGTATGAGACGGAATCGTCTCGGCGGTATCTGTGTGTTCGGCTATCCAAGAACTCGGATATGCGCCCCACTATCGACCCCGGCAGGTCTCAATACGCCAAGGTCACTATGGAAGTCGTAGCGGGTGATCCGTGGTGGTACGAGCCTGTTGATACATCCTCGTACGAAACAACTACGGATACCACGGGTGGAGGTACCGAAAACGGCACCGTTAACCTGTACAACGAAACTCCGATCATTATGTACCCGCAATGGATGTTTCAGGGTACAGCGGGGATCGTATGGACTATCCCGGATTACAGCTTTGGTCAAGAGGCTAAGCACGATCGGCCGGACGGTGCAGACGCTACCCGACGTATTGTAATGGCCCCCACTATCGAGGGTGAACACGTTCTGGTTGACGTTGACCCGGACGCTAAAAACGGCCAGTTCAATTCGTCTCTGGACACCATGTACTACATGCGCATGAACGGTGTTCGGTTCATGTACGGAGTTACCGAATACACCGGAACTAAACAGCATCCGATCGTACTGCCGGTCTCTGTGACCGGTGCTCCCATTGGTGCTGGAATACAGCTCCGTATGCGCCGTGCGTGGCCGACTCCGATGGGGTTGTGGTAATGACTGCGACTACTACGACTATCGACTATGAAGCCGTATTTCAGGACATTGTCTCTCGTCTGAAAGAGGACGAAGAACGCCGGGAAGCTCCCCCGGAGATGCTTATCTACGATGGGGACTGGAACCTAGTCTCTGATGTCCATCGGGAAATATCGTATTCGTTCCAGCGTCTCGACAACGAGACCGGTCTAGGACAGGTAGAACTACCCGCTTCGTACTTCCTGTCTAAATGGATGACTGACGCTAAGTCCAGGGCCGGTCAAAAGAACGTCTTCATCGTCGTGAATTACCGGGGTATGCGTTGGTCCGGAACCCTTGACGAGATAGAGGTTAAGAAGGATAACACAGGCAACCGCACCATTGTTGCCACCTTCCTACACGATTATGAGCACCTAAAGCACATAATTGCATTCTCGAATCCGTTCCTGCCCCCGGAATTGCAATTTCCGCGCATTTGGATTCTTTTTGGGCCGTCTAAGTGGGCACTGAAGCTAACGCTTCTGGTAAACCTAATGAGGCTCGAAACATCTGCGTGGACACTACCCGATGACCCACTAGACCCAAGTAACCCCGCTTGGTTCGACACGACAACGATGTCTAACTGGTCACAGGTAGTTGCTCCTCTGAAAATCGAGGATGATAACTCGAACTTCTGTATCGGCTACAGCCGGTTTAAAACGATGCACGACGTTAGCAAAAAGATCGTTGCCGACGCTCAGCTTAGTTGGATGCCGCGTCGCTGGCTTACGGGAGACCCGGAGCCATGGCCCGGAGCTAACCTCCGCAACGGAACTCTGGTTTGGGACCTGGTCGATAACTCTGGTTGGACTACTGAAACGTCGTTCGGTGGGAATATATTCACCGGTCTAGAGCGTGCGTTTACCACAATCGCAGGCGACGGAATGACTCAGGGTATCGACGTTATCTCCGACCCTAGCTTTCCGGATGAATACTCAACTCCGGGATTCCTAGGGTCACTCCCTCAGGCACCCGGAATCATTCTCCGGGACGGTGAGCACACCGCTATTCAGTCAAGTTCGTTCAAGTGGAAACCTGCTACTGACGTTGGCTTTGTGGCTGGTGGTCACTCAATGCCGGGAGTGAACGAACTTATCTCAGCAGCCGTTAATATGGCCGGTGACCTAATAGCCGCTGCACTTTTTGTACCACCTATTGGCGGTGCGGCTGACGCCATTCTTAAACCGCTGTACACGGACACAGTCCTAGCGTTTATGAAGTGGAAAGACATCGCCCGTGCCGGTGATTTGGGCTGGTCCCATTTCCACGAGGTTTTCTGCGATGGCAGCGACCGAGCGTACACGCTCTCAGCCCTAGTAGCACTCCGCTCGGGAATGTGGAGAACCCGCGAGCAGATATCCCACACTATCGAAATAGCTGACGGTATCGAGGGACTTCGTGTAGGTGCCCTGGGATACGGAAACTGTGACATCGGTACCCGTATCGGACTAACCGTCAAAGGCTTTGGTCAACCAGGGCAAGTCTGGGTTGACCAAGTCTCGGAGCTTGTACTAGGTGGCTCCAGGGATACGACACCCGGGTTCAAAATCACTATCGGTGCCCGTGCCATTGAGGACCCCGTAGTTAAGGGCATGGAAATGATTAAGGATATCTTCTCTATGACTCAGGAATTGGGTGTGCTGTGAGCGGTATTCCTACTCAGGCATCATGCGACCCTACGAAGCCTGAAGAGGCAATTCTCTGGGCACTTATGTATGTGCCGGTTGTAGGTAAGAACCCTATGGTCCTGCCCCGCAACCTGGGTGAGCAGATTTCTACTCATCTCACAGAGTGTGGGTTCGTACATGTAGACCAGGTTCGCGCTCTAGCGGATGAAAACGGCATGGTCCATGTAAACAACCTACCCAAGCAGGAAAAGAAGCTTGTGAGGCCCTACAGGGGCCAGCAATCGGCATACAACCCTCTAGGTCGGTATGCGCCGATGGATGAGGTAGAGCCGGAACCGGTGGTTATTCAGGACCCGGCCGCTATGACCGTTCATGAACGTGAGGCACAGGTCGAGCGGCTCAGGTATCTCGGCTACAAGGTGAACGATCCTGAGCCGGAGGCACCTAAGGGTTATGTGGAATACCCGCTAGACCTTCCTCCGGAATTCAATCCGGATGAGCACACGGTCACGGAAGTAAACACTTATCTCCGTGACCTCGAAGACAAAACCGAATACGCCCGTGTTGTCCGCGCAGAGAAGCGCGGGCAGGCACGTAACGGCATTCTAAAGAGGCACAATGACTGATTGTTTCTGGGCTGATGTCTCAGAGTTTCAGGTCCCGGTGAACGATGCTTACCCGTACGACGTTCTAGCGATTCGCACGAACGATGGTACGTACCGTGATCACAATTTCGCTCAGAACTACCGATGGATGCGTGCAGCCCTGGACTCGGGCCGTTTGAAGGTCGGAATTATCTACGCGTACCTTCGCCCGAACTGGTCGGATACCGCCAACACCATGATTGACATGATCAATTCCAATGGTGGTCTGCATCCGAAGGTTGCACTAATGCTTGACGTAGAGTCGGGCGGTAATCCGGGTGGTGACGGTAGCGACTGGATTAACCGTACGTATTGGGCCCTCGCTGATTACACGGGAGACCCTAAGCGTGTCTGCGGGTACGCCAACGCTGGCGATTTTAATTCCATGTGGCGTACACGTCCGGATGGTTTGCGGATGATCGGTGCCGGATACGGCACTAACCCTAGCCTAGTCGGACAGCTAGGTCACCAGTACACAGACGGTATTTACGGTGCCGGTCAGGGCTTGCCTATGGGCTGTGCTCCGTTCGGTCCGTGCGACATGAATACAGCTCCGATGTCCTCGGACGAACTAGCACTAGCCCTAGGAATTGGTGCACCGGTGGTGAATCAGATTGACGCGTATGCGGCCAACCAGGCTAATGCCTGGCTTGGTAACCGGTTGACCCGTGGTGAACAGGTCTGCCCTGACGGTGTCGGCCGGTTCACTCAGTTCGACAACGGATACGTGTATTGGCACCCGTCGACGGGTGCACACGCTATCCCGAACACCCTGTTCGAGTCGTACGCCGGGTATGGCTGGGAGGCGGGGGCCCTGGGTTACCCGACTCTTGATTACACCCACACCGCCGATGGCGATATTCAGGCTTTCCAGGGTGGTGTCCTGTACCGCAAGAACGGTTCTGCCGGTTCTTACGTCCACGGTGTGATTTATGACCGTTGGTCTTCGCTCGGGTGGGAGAAATCCCCGTATGGGTGGCCTACAGGGCTGGAAGTGGATTACGACGGGGGAAAGATGCAGACCTTCGAAAACGGGACTCTGTACTGGAACCCTACCGGCGTTGTCGGTCTAGCTAAATAAGGAACTTGAATGTCTAAGATCGGCCAGTACATGAAGGCTGTAGAGGCTTTTATTGGCGTTCTGCTCATGGTCGGTGCTACAGCTCTGAGTGAGTCTGCGCACCTTCCCGCTTCGGTTACCACCGGTGTTACCGCCGCTCTCGGTGTACTTACCTTTGTAAAGGTGTGGCTAGCCAAGAACGAGCCGCTTATCGAGTCGGCCACTGAGGCGGTTGTCGAGCTAGGGCAGGGTGTCGCCTCCGCTGGTAAGAACCAGTGAGCAATGGCAGAAATGACATTGCCTGAAGGTGCTCCTATATGGCTTTTGACACTGTTCGTTGTAGCGCCCGTGCTCGTAGCCCTAATCGGATACCTGGGCGGGCGTAAAACGCGCGCAGATACTAAAGCTGATCTTAAAGAGATCAAAGAGCACGTGGCTAACACCCACGAAACAAATCTACGTGAAGACATTGACAAAATCATCACGGGAATGACTGATGTCAAAGCCGTTCAGTTCGAGCAAGGCAGAAAGCTCGAATGCATGTCAGATCGTATCGACACTATCAACCACAAAGTAGAAACCTACCGCAAAGCTGCGGAAGAGGCTATCAAAGGGGAGTAAATGACTACCCCTGGTATTACAGCCCCCGATGGCTCGTTTGTTCTCGGGGGTAGTAATGGCACTGTAGGAACATTCGGTCAAGGACTTACCGAGACATCCGCTAAAGCAATCATGTCTGGCGGAGTAGTCCAGAGCTACACGAATGTACAAAACTCTGTTCAAACACAGGTTACCGGCCCTATCGGTGGGCAATCTGTTGTTCTCTCGAACCACGAGAACCGAATCACTATCCTAGAGTCCGGCGACCAGATCGCCGAATACAACTCTAACGATACCTGGAATAAACCGTCACCGGCTCTTTCGACGTATAGATGTATTGCTATCGCTGGTGGGGGTGGTGGTAGGTCCCCGTACGCCGGTACCGCATCCGCTAATGGCGGATTCGGTGGTGGGCAAGGTGGTTACGCCGAAGCCACTGTTTCGGATGCGAGTATGCCTAGCTCGGTAGCTATCACTATCGGTGCGGGGGGCGCTGGTGCAACAACCGATAACACCGATGGTTCCCCGGGTAGCCCTACAGTCATCGGCTCTATTGTCACGGCTGGGGGTGGTCCTGGGGGTACTAACTCACCACCCAGCACCGGTTCAGGAACTCATCCGGAATGGGCCGCTAACGGCGGTCAGGGTGGCGGAGATGACAACGGATACTTTGCCTCTAATGGGGGCAACGGTTATTTGACCTCTGGTGGTACCGCTGGCGCGCATTCCGCTTGGGGTGCGGGTGGTGATGGCGGTGCGGGTAATGACTGCCCAGCGGGTCAAATAGGCCCCGGTTCCGGTGGTGGAGGCGGGGGCGGTGGCAACTTTGGCGGCGGTAACGGCGGCCCCGGTGGTTTCCCCGGTGGTGGTGGAGGTGGCGGAGGTAAATTCTCCGCTGGTGGAGCAACCGGCCGTGGTGGGAACGGTGCCAACGGTCGTGGATGGATTATCTCATCTCCTCATGCTTAGGAATCCCAATGGCTACAGCAACTATTCATATCAAGGAAGTAGGCGGGTACGCCGGAGCTAATCACCTAACCAGGTGTTACCGGCTAGATCCCCCGTGGAAGTTTGACCGCGTAGACCACGAATACGTCACTGTGACGGTAACCGTCCCACAGAAACACACCGAGGGTGAAGTTACCCTTCACGCTGCTACGGAGACAGGTGCTCCGAGTGGTTCGATGAAGCGTCGGGCGGGCAGTTATGTACTCCATGAAGCTCCGATTACACCGGAGTACGTAGAAGGCTGTTACGCACTGTCTCTCGGAATGCTGGGTTATCAGATCAGTGGTTGATATTACGGCTGATGAGCTAGAACTACGCGGTACCCGCGAAGGTAATACGTGGGTACTTCGCGGTCAGAGGTATCACATAAACATTCTGGCTCGTTGGGAAGACGGTTCGCCACGCCGAACGATTCTGAGCATGTGCGATTGTCCAGACTTTTGTATTTATATCTAAGGACTAACTATGGCTGGACGTGACGTAAAAGTCGAGCTTCTGAACCTGATTACCGGAGATGACTTCGAATGGTCGTACCAGTGGCTCCCCGCGTGGCCTTCCGGCCGCACGTTGTATTACGAGTTCCAAGACGGAACCGATTCCACCTGGTCTACAAAGTGGAACTTCATCATCACTGACGACGTGGCTTACCTGAAGATTGAATCTACGGTGGCTGACCTAATGCCGGACCGTACGCCGTTCCGGCTCGTGACTATTGATTCAACCACTAGCCCGGCTACTGATCACGTATTGGTGATCGGAAACGTTAAGCGATTGGAACCCAAAGCGTGACAGACATTATCAGTCTTCCCCCGGAGGTTCCGGAAGTAGGAGACGCATCTCCGGTCTCTGGTGGGCTAATGGTTCCTTACCCCGGTCCAGCGGGACCGGTCGGCCCTACAGGGCCCACGGGGGCTACCGGGCCGACAGGCCCTACTGGTGCCACAGGCCCCAAGGGTGACACGGGTGATACAGGCCCTACGGGACCTCAGGGCGACGGGCTAGAGGTACACGGGCAGGTTGCCACGTATGCGGATCTGCCGACTACCGGCCTAACCGCTGGTGATGTCTGGCTTGCTGGAACAAGCCTGTATATCTGGTCTGGTACTGCGTGGCCTGCCGAGTCTGGCGGTACTCCGATCGTCGGCCCCAAGGGCGATACCGGTGACACCGGTCCAGCTGGACCTACGGGAGCTACAGGCGCAACCGGTCCTAAAGGCGACACAGGGGCTACGGGCCCGGCCGGTACAACGTCGTGGACGGGTATTACAGACAAACCGTCGACGTTCCCTCCCAGTGCCCATACTCACGCCGAATCGGATATCACGGGCCTTACAGCAGACCTAGCGGCTAAGGAATCTACCGCCAACAAAGGTGCTGCTAACGGGTACACGCCGTTGGATTCGAGTTCGTTGGTTCCTGCGGTTTATCTACCGTCGTACGTGGACGATGTCCTGGAGTACGCCAACCTAGCTGCATTCCCGGGTACAGGTACAACCGGGAAAATCTATGTAGCCGACGACACCGGTAAAATCTACCGTTGGTCCGGCACGGTGTATATCGAGATTTCTCCGAGTCCTGGCAGCACGGATGCTGTTCCGGAAGGTGCCTCGAACAAGTACTACACCGATACTCGTGTCGCTACAAAGGTCGCGGCTATGGTGGGTACAACCAGTGGAACTATTGCCGCTGGCGATGATCCTCGGTTCAGTGGCACCACACCAGTTACCCGAACATTGTCGTGGTCTAACGGCGGTCAGGGTGGACAGCAAGCACTATTGGTAGCGGGTACAGCTACAACCCTTTCGCTTACCAACTGTTCTATTCGTATTCCGTTTAGGCTACCCGCTAACACCACGCAGTGGCGTGTCAAGCTACGCAACTACGAGAGCAAGACACCAGCCTCCCAAACAGCAATGACTCTAGATAAACTCATTGTTGGGCAAGCTACGACTCAGACCGTTGGAACGGTCGGGCCTACTGGTAATTTCCTGGGTAGTGCTGCTACCACTGTAGCTACTTCCGGAACCATTCCTGGTGACGGTACGTACTATACGTCTCCGTGGATTACAGCTACCGGTGACCAGGTCATAGACAACACTGACTGGCTGCTAGGTATCGCTTTCCACTTCGCTAGTGCAACTACCACCCACACAGGTATCGGTTCGTGCTGGCGTTGGGCTGACACAACATCTGCGGTCAACCCCGCTACGGCTAGTTCAGGTGCGGCTAGTACCGCGTCATGGATTCCGATTGACTGGGTTATCGAATACCAGGTCACGAATCGCAAGAAAGCCTTTATGGTCATCGGGGATTCAATTCCCGAAGGCACGCAGGGCCCGGGTTATGCACTATCCAGCACTACGGGCGCACGTGCAGACGCGACCCCTACAGCGTTGCACACCCGGTTCCTGGACCGTTGGGCCGCCCGCCGTGGGGATGTCATGGTTCAGTCTCATTGTTTGTACGGCAGCTTTGCGCAGGCATGGGCTAGTTCGTCGTATAACGGATGGACTCGGCAGGCTACGGGTAGCGCATCCTTCGATGCAGCGATTATCGCTATCGGCTGTAACGATATCGCGAACAGCCGTACGCTGGCTCAGATCCAAGCGGACTGGACCTCATGTCTGACTAATCTCCGTGCCATCGTCGGAACAAGCGTACCTATTTATGCTATCAACTACGCACCGTACTATGGTTACTCCACCACCATGGAGACTATCCGAAAGCAATTCAACTCTTGGTTGTCTCAGCTTCCGTGTGGTATCTCTGGCGTCATAGACGTAGACAGCGAAGTTAGGGTGCTACTCGCTACGGGCGGAACTACTACCGCGACCAGCATAGATATCCAGCTCACCTGTGATCAGGTGCACCCGTCGTATCAGGGTGTTACCCGGATGGTAGACATCCTCACAGCCTGTATTCCGTAGGACACTTGACAGTGTAGGCGTATAGGTGCATCGTTGGGGTATGGAAACGCTGACACCTAAGATGCGGACTACTCTCGAAGCGCTCCGCCCCTACGAGTCGATGATCGATGCGGGAACCACCAGGGGTGAGGTAGAGCAATCCGGTGGTTCCCGTAACTACCTCTACCGAGCCGTCAAACTCGGATACGCAGCCCGGTACTCGGACCGCCAAGGCTTCTACTCCACTGAGGTCCGATCACCCAGGTACTACCTCACCACCGAAGGGCTTGCCGCCCTGAAATCGTGACCACCGCCCCGTCTCCGGACGGGGCCTTTTTTTGTTACTGACTTGACAGTGTAGACACGAGGGCTTAGTCTGAGGACATGACAAAGCAGGTTGCAGCCAAAGACCTTAAGGTCGGGGATGTCTACTCCTCCACCCTGGACCAGCGTGGACAGTACCGCGTATTTAAAATCCACAAGGTGACCGCCAAGACAATCACAGTGCGGGCGTCCCTAGTGGCTAAGGAGGGTACAGAGCACGAAGCCCTCTATAACCGTCACAACCGACACGCGCTAGAAACCATGGTTTACCTGTGGAGCTAGTCACAAGCCCCCTACCGGAGTAGGGGGCTTTACTTGTATCATCAAGGACGTGGTAGACGAGACAGGCCACCCACGTGATGGGATCTATGAGTTTGCCCCGGAGCGTCCTGATAGGGAGCGCCCGTTACGTGATGGTGTCTACGACTACGAGGCTGACCGGGTAGCGCCTCGACTGTACAGAGGAGGAACGTCCGATGGGTGAGCGCTGGCAAGACCCTGGTGACGAGTGGTGGTGCGACTGGTGTGGGTCGGAGATTGTTTCTCTCCGGTCCCGTCGCCGGACAGAGGAACGGGTGTTCTGTGACGATGGATGTCTGCGGTCGTACATCCGTAGGGAGGATCCGCCGAAGGTAGTAGCACTTCACCCGGGAAGCGGTAACCTATCTGTGCCTGATTCATAACCCGTATTCCGAACCCTCAGGCACCGGCCCCCAGTGTTCGCGCGCTGGGGGCTTTCCCCTGGTCAGTGCGTAGGTCGTTGTACAACATTCGGCAAGTCGAATCTGGTACAGTGACCTACATGTCAACACCACTCCGCGCCCTGGTAGGCGCACGTGTGTCATCGTATCGAGACGACTCGAAGGTCAGCCATACAGCGCAGCTAGGCACCGGTTCGGACTGGGTTACCAAGCATGGTCACGAAGTCACAGCGACGTTCGAAGACCTCGATATCTCTGCCGACAAGTACTCACCGTTCGAGCGGCCGGACCTTGGCCCTTGGCTCTCGGATGAAAAGTCGTTCGGCTGGGACATCCTGGTTTTCTCCAAGGTTGACCGCGCGTTCCGGTCTATCCGAGATACTGTCGACCTAGCCCGGTGGATAGAGAAGCATAAAAAAATCCTGGTGTTCGCCGAGGACAACCTAGTACTGAATTTCAGGGACGACGTCGACTCGTTCGAACGGATGATGGCTGAGTTCTTTATCATGGTCGCTAGCTTTTTTGCCCAGATGGAACTTAACCGTTTCAAGTCCCGAGCTAAAGACTTTCACAGAGTTATCCGTCAAACTTCCCGATGGGCTTACGGAACACCCCCACTCGGATTTACCACTAGCCCTAACCCGGACGGTAACGGTCGCTGCCTAGTCCAGGATGCAGAAGGCCAAGACATCCTCCGATCGATAGCCACCAGACTTAACGATGGGTGGTCGTGGAATCGGATAGCCAACCGGATGAACGAGGATAAGGTTCCGACAAACCAGGATCGTTCACGGATGGCTCGCGGGTTAGATCCGCTGACTAACCCGTGGGCACCTACGCAGCTCATCCACGTGATGACTTCATTGGCTACCCAAGGTATCAAGATAGATTCGGATGGCAATCCGATACTCACCGCTAACGGTGAGATGATACAAGTTACCTCGCAGTCCTTCACTGATGACGAGTGGGACCAGATACAGGCAGAGGTTACTAAGCGGAGGCTTTCCGGCAAGCGTCGGACGTTTTCGTCTAACCCCTTGCTTGGCGTAGGCGAATGCCCTAATGGTCACTCCCTCGCCCAAAAATTCGACACGAAACCATCGGGCAAGGTGTATCGGTACTACCGGTGCAGCAACGCACGTAAGCGTTGCCCCGGTATCAACTACGTAGCTGATGACGCGGACGCGTTGTTGGAAGGCTTGTTCTTGGATCGATGGGGGGACATGCAGCGCGAGGAGAGAGTGTTTATTCCAGGGTCGGACAACCGGCCGGAGCTTGAACGTGTGAAGGCGGCTATCACTCGACTACGAGCCGAGTCGGATGCTGGGTTGATCGATGATGAGGCAGAGTACATGTCTCGCCTTACCGGTCTGACTGCCCGTAGGAAGCTTCTGGAGTCGTCTCCGGTCACTGAGCCTCGGTGGGAGCTTGTAGGGATGGGAGAGACGTTCGCAGACGCTTGGAATAGGTCTTCGCCGGAAGAGAGGAGACAACTGCTTATCGCTCGCGGTATCCGGTTTGTGGTCCACTCCCGTTACCACGCTGAGTTGGTGACACCGGATTAATGTATTGATACAATCTAGACAAAAGAAAAGCCCCCGGCCTAAACCGGGGGCATTCTCTTACTTCCAGATAGCTACAGGCGGGTTGATTGTCCCGTGGTACAAGATAACCTGCGTGATCGGGTCCTGAGTATCGAACAGGACGTACCCGGTTCGACGCTCAGCAGCGACCAGCCCGACCGAAGGGTCGAAAGCTCCCTGGTCGACCTGCGACTGATACGGGATAGTGAAATCCACTCGCTTACCGGACTGGGTCACAGCCTGGAAGGTCCCGACGCCGTAACTGGTTCCGGTCACACACGCCATGTCCAGGTCCACCACCGTGTACTGTCCAGCCACCCGGGGAGCGCTGAGCGTGTACGTAGCGTTACCGTCTCGTTCGTCGTACACCTTGGCAGTCTCACCGAACCGGTGGTTGATGTTGACTACCGGCTCAGATACCACCGAGGTCTGAGCTACCGGCACCGGCGTGTTGGTGTCCTGTTCCGGCGAGCTGCACCCCACGAGTACAGCCGTAGCTGCTGCAAGGATGACTACGGTAGCCATGACTCGTTTCATTGGTTTTCCCCTCTAGGTTTCCCGACCTTGCACTGATCGTACTGGCAAGGTCGGGTGTTACATCAGCCCTCTTTCCAAAGATTCTCTGCGTCCTCCCGGAGATTGGTCAGGATGTGATTAGCCCGGTCGATAACTGCCGACCGGTCACCCTCGGACATATCCTCCGTGTTGTGACGCACTGCCACTGCGGACAATGGCTTACTCAGAATCTCGTCTACCACCTTGTAGGCTGCGACACGCACAGCCTTAGTCAGGTCTTCCGGGTGTCCCCTCATTTACAGCACTCCTCTTCACATTGTGGGTTCCAGAGATGTTCAGGTATATCGCTCTCGGGTGTAACCACTCTTTCGATTCCAGCGCCAGCAATGAGCTTGGAGCATGCATAGCAAGGCTCCCGGGTGACGTACAACGTTGCTCCGATCAGGTCGGCACGATCGCAGTAAAGCAATGCATTCGCCTCTGCATGGATCGCTACGCAATTATCGTATGAGCTACCCGGTTGACAACCCGAAGTGCGTCTAGGGCAGGTTTCACAACCGGGCGCACCTGATGGAGCGCCATTGTAACCAGTAGCTCGAATTCGCTTTCCGTTGACAACAACTGCACCAACTTTGTCTCGCTCGCAGTCAGAGCGCGCAGATACCGCCTCGGAGATCCCAAGGAAATACTCATCGAACGTTGGTCGCAATGTACAGCTCCGTTTCTCGAACCCGGGCTATAAGTGCGCGCAGTGCAATCACCGGGTGTTCGTCCAGCCAGGATAAAGACGGAAACTTGGTGCACGTAGCTACGTACTCGTTGTCTTCGTCGGACCACTCGACTTTGTAGTGGTTAGTCACCCGACCCACCTAAGCTGGTTATCCGGAACCATGACGGTTCCGTGGTAAGTCTTAACCAGGTGGTTGTCCACCTGAGTCTCTTCATCAGAGATGACACGGCCAATGTATTCACCGAACAGAATCGGCAACGACTTCTCGATAGGCTGCCAGTACACAGTGTCAGTCATGCTCAGCCCTCCACTCGGATAAACGGTGCGAACGCTTGTACATGATCGTCGGATACCTCGGAAACGACTTCCGACCCGTCAAGCTTTAGCAGGATACGGACACCGTCACGGTTGACGTACCGAGCACGGTGCAACGGCTTGCTGTTCTTATAAACAACACCCTCCGGCACATCCTCCCAATGCGACCACTCGTAGCCCTCTTCCTTGTACTCTGTTTCGTCCACTCGGACGAAGGGACCAGCAATGTCGTAGTTTTCGTTATAACCCGCTACTTTAGTGATGTGAAAACCCTTTGTTGATTCGACGGTTACACCCACCGGAACGTCCTCCCACCGATTCCACGAATCACTGTCCGCGTACGCTTTGGCGATAGCGTCGTCAGCTGATACCCGACACCGAGCTTCGCCGTGGCGGAACGGTGCAGGCTCACCCGCGAGCCAGCGACGATACGTACCAGTCAAGATATCCTGGTCGATATGCATATTGGCCGCATCAGCGAACCATTGTGTAGGGTCTAGCACGTTGTCGAAATTTTCCAACGGGTTACCGTCAACCGCAGTCGGTGTGTACCGCTCGCCGTAGGCGTTGGCACTCCACCCTCGACGCTCCAATTCTTCGACAACCTTTCGAATACCCTCAGCCATTACAGCCTGGTCGATCGGCGGAAGGTCATCCCAGTCAACAGCGTCATCCGCCGGAAAGTGGTTGAAACCTTCGTTGTAACTGATCTTTGCCAGTTCGAACAGTTCTTTAGTCGTAATCTCGGTCACTTGTTATCCTCCAAAACATTATCAAGGTGTTTAGCCCAATCAGGGCGGGGGTCTCCATGGATACCGACTACGGGGAAATACTCCCCGCACTCGCACAGGATTCCATCCAACAACATCGTTGGTGTGTGCCTTTGTATAAGTCCCAACCGACTAATCATGGCTTGCATCCATCCAATTCTTTCCAGCCGGTCCCGATGAGACCGGAAATGCAATACGTTGCCCACCACGGGCAGGCTGGAACTCTGTTTCCATCAACTCCACCAGGTAATCCCTGCACTCTTCCCAGTTGGCTTTAGGAACTGAGAACAGCATGGCGTCGTGGATCTGAGCTTTCACACGACGAAGTACGTGAACAGGCATCCGGAGCAAGGCATCACACACTATTTCCCGAGTGCCGTTCTGGCCTTTAAGGGCCGGAGCCTGTGTGAACTCTCTCCCCTTCTCCACCCAGAGCTTTCGACCCCACTCGTTTGTTACGTAGCCCCGCTGTGACTCAGCACGTACGGCGTTCTGCCAGCGAACTAAGACACAGAACGCCTTAGCCATTCCGTCACAGAACACTTTGGACTCTGCTAGTGGCAGGCCAGACACCCGAGCTAATCCCTTGGCTTGTCCTCCGTAGTTCCAGCCGTGTCCCAACGCCTTAGCTTTGAATCGGAACTCGGAGGTTACCGGGTCATGTTTATCGGTTCCTACATTGTCCTTACCCCAAGCGGCCCAAGCGTTGATGAGATGCCCGTCCGCCCCCGGTTCGAACCGTTCTGCGAACTTCTTATCCCCACTCAGAGCCGCAACAATACGAGCGTCAGCATTCGAGTAGTCGAGTTCGATCAGAACATCATCGTCGTTATCCGGGATGAAATACGACTTCTCGACTGCACCCTCACCCCTGGAAGTCCAGATAGTCAATCCAGGGTTAGTAGTACTCCATCGTCCGGACCTCTGAAGCATGGTGATATCCGGGTGAACAAACCCGTCCGGGTGAACGGAATCTAGAGCCAACTGTGAGAGCGACCGTTGCCCTTTAAGCTCTGCTAGGGCTCTGCCGAGTTCTTCGGCTGGTGTTCCCTTCGTGAGGTTAATCAGAGCTTCACCACCGAGCGACGGGGTACCGGTCGCTGTGCGCGGCCAGTCCGAGCGCTTAGCCGGTGTAATACCCTGATCAGCAAGGGCCTTCATGATGGCTCCCTTGCCCGCCGTGGTAGCCCACGGAGATTTACCCTCGGTAGGAAACCCGTACTTCTCTTCAAGCTCCCCTAGGATGTCCTCTCTACGGACCTCCAGGGCATCCCTACGGGCCTGTGCAGCCTCGATATCAACCCGGAGTCCGTTGGACGAAATGACCGCTGCACGAGCCGCTATACGCTGTTCCCGCATTGCGTAGTCATCCAGTGGCCCGAGCTTCAGCAGAGCCTTAGCGACGTTCCTAGAGGCTTCTACGTCGCCTACGAGGTAATCCCGGTACCGCTCATCATCAACCGGGATGCTCCCGAATCCTCCGAATTCCTTAGCCAGTTCCTTAAGATCATGGGTTTTACCCGGTACACCGAGTTGGAACGCTTGTTCATCCAGACCGAACCAACGCTTCATCTTGTCCGGAGAATCGGCAAGAGTGTTCTTACCGAACCGATTGATGAACGTCGACGGTGCCGGATTAACCAAGGTTGCATGTGTCCATGTGTCATACACACGGCCTTGATCTGTGAGTTCCAGTGGCTCGTTAGACTTGTGTCCGAAGATAGCTTTCAGGTCAAAACTGTGGATATTGTGTCCGATGATGAATCGGGCCCTACGAATCTGGGCTTTCAACTCCTCCAGGTCCGTGGTGAGAGTGACTTCTCCGTCGTCCCATGCGTACCCACAGAGCCTCACAAACTCGTGAGGCTCCATGGAATACAACATCTCAGCGGAGTGTGTCTCTACGTCCAGAATCAAGGTCCGCTGAGACATGGGTTAACCCCCTATAGCGATATACGTCAGCGCCCCGAGAAGGAAATCCCGGTCCTTCTTCAACTGGGTGTTCTCCTCTTTCAACTGGATTTGTTTAGTTGCGTGGTACTCAGCCGAGGCTTTAGCCATGGCTTTAAGCTCGTCAACGGTTGCAGTCAGCTTATCAACCGTGTCTTGCTTATCGTCAATGACGGATTCGAGCTTGGAGACCTGGTCAGCGAGGAAATCACGCTCGCTAATCAAGTCCTCGACCTCTTTAGGTCCCGGATAGGTCACGGTGCAATCCACCCGTTCTTTCTGAACGCGTCAAAGGTCACTGGCGCATAAACCGCGAACTGAAGCGCCATATCCTTAGCGATCTCTGCAATCTCTTCCTGCGGGTGTGAACCCGCGTGCGGTGTACGGAGCTGTAGGAAATGCATAAGCGACCGGGCATTGAATGTCATCACACCGACGCTCATGGTGTTCATCGGAAGAACCATCCGGGCCACCTCACGGGCTACACCTTCACCAAGCAACACTCGGTATGTAGTCCAAGCCTGGTGGACGCTATAGCCCATCTCTGCGGCCATACTGGAGTGCTGTTCATCGGTACCCGACAGGATCTTGTACTCCATCGGTTTACCGACCTGGATAATCGGCCGTCCCTCGGGCGGGACATAGAACCGGGGCTTCAACTCCCGATACCGACCCGACTCGCGAGAAAGCGAAGTTCCCGCCCGATGCTGCTGAATCTGCGGCCAAACAAACAACGGGGCTTCGATTCGGAAGGTAATCGACATGTGCTCGAACGGAACACCGTGACCATCCCGGATAAGTGCCCGGATGAGTCCGTCACGTTCCTCCGGTGTGGACTCGGCACCAACGGTGGAAGTACGAGCGGCGAGCACTGGCGTTTTGTCATCAAAGTCTGTCTTGATCAGCTCTACCGACATCCGGTCAACGAATTCGATATCAGGCATTCTCGCCTCCCAGCTTGGAAGTCTCCATAACCTCGTAATAGAGAACGTGGTCCGAGTTGTACACCGTGAGGTTTTCGATTCCATCGGGAATCGCAACCCGATAACCCAGGTCCATAGCGATAGTCCCTGCGTGCTCGAACACATCACCGTTCACCAGGTAAACAATCGTCGTGTAGTCCTCTGCGCTCGGTGCATCATTAACAGAGCGCATAGGGTCACTCGGGGCCTTCTTAGCTCCCTCACTAAGGAACTTGGACATCATCTCTTCAAAGCTCATGTCTGACATTGGGGATTCCTTTGGATAGATCAGTCTCAGCGGGGGATGTAACTAACCAGGATCTTTTCGTCCGGCCGTTCCTCGGCCGCGTAAAGAGCGTCCACTACGATGTGTGTGACTTCCTCCGGAGACTCGGTAACCGGGACTGTCACACCCGACCGGGTGTGAATAAACGTTTTACCTTCTACGGTGACAACGGCTGACAGATCGTCCAGCCGCAGACTAATCGTGTCTGTGTCATTTTCTGCCCCGTGGAGTTTGATAAAGATAATCGGTGTGATCATTTGGATTCCTTTTACAGGTTTGGTAACCGGTCGGGTGCAGGGATGCACACCACACCCGACCGGGGCTTAGGACTAGCTACACTGTCAAGTTGGAGGGATTACTTAAGCCACATAGGCGATTCGCCGGAACCCTGCGGAGGCATGTACGCACGCCACGTCTTGCCGTTCTTGGAACCGGTCTTGTAGGTCCAGCCTTCCGGGCACTCAGGGTCACCCGCCTTAGCGGGTGCTGTCTGTGCCGGTGCAGGCTTAGCGGCAGGTGCAGAACCCCCACCCCGGGGAGCCTGAGCCGGTGAAATCGACTGTCCCGCAAAGTACTTGGCAGCCTTGGCAGTAGCGTCCATGAGCTTAGCCAGCGTGGATGCGTTCTCTCCGCTCACCTGGTCGTAAGCGTCGGCAACGTCGGTAGCGTGAATCACAATCCACGGATCGGCGAATCCTCCGCCCGACTTGAACGTCAGAGTGACATGGCCGTTGTCATTGGTAGCAACCTCAGGGGTCACGGTGACATTCTCCTTAGTGGTTTCGTTCTGAGCTTCGTCAACAGCGGGGGCGAAAGGATCGAGAGCCATTGTGTTTATTCCTGTTCTAGATTGAGATTTTCGAGAAGGTACGCCCGAAGGGCTTTGTATTCAGAGTCGGATAGAGTCAGACTGGCTCTAATACCGGGTTTACCGGGTGAACGCAGGTGCCACACTGACTTACCGTCCATGTATACGGTTGACGATGAACCTAGGACGTAGTCAATAGAATTTATATTCATTTAATGGGGCAAGCTCCGTTCGCGCAGTCTTCGTCAACGCCATCGGCGATGGCTACAGCGGTAGCCGCTTCGTACTCCTCGCGGGTAATCCGCTCGTAGGGAGCCTGCGGCATAGATGACTCGGGGAAAATCGTTGCTCCCTTAAGTCGGCCCCCGTAGTGCTTCAGAATTCGTGCGATTTGTTCAGGCTCGTATCTGTCCGGGTCAATGTTCGCCGTGTACGACACGGCGTTGTCTGCCCAGTGCTCTTGATATAGAGCCTGCATATCTAGCATGTCGCTAAGCAACAAATCATCCGCAGACTGAACAATAGACTCATCGAATCCCCGAGCTTCTACCTCAGCGACCAACGTATCCTTAGTCGGAATAGAAACTACCCAAGTG